ATGCAACCGTTTGTTTTATATAACTCTGAGCAACGAAAAAAAGTTGAATTTGTACCTCGCAAAGAAGGTCACATCGATATGTACGTCTGCGGTATGACCGTTTACGACTACTGTCATATCGGACATGCTCGAGTTATGGTTGCATTTGACTACATTATCCGTTTTTTGCGTAGTCAAGGCTGGAAAGTCCGCTACATTCGCAACATTACCGATATTGATGACAAAATCATCAAACGTGCGAATGAGAATGGTGAAACAATCCAACAGCTCACCACGCGTTTCATCGATGCCATGAATGAAGATGCAGCGAACTTAGGCTGTTTAGCACCAGATGAAGCACCTAAAGCGACTGAATATATTGACCAGATGCAAAATATGATTGGCAATTTGGTAAATAAAGGCGCTGCTTACCCTGCTTCAAACGGTGATGTTTATTTTGAAGTCACCAAATTTGAAAAATATGGTCGCCTCTCTGGCCGTAAGCTTGAGGATATGCAAGCTGGCGCAAGTGAGCGTGTTGATGTAGAAGTTGAAAAGAAACATCCTTTTGACTTTGTGCTTTGGAAACATGCAAAAGAAAATGAACCATCTTGGGCGTCCCCTTGGGGTAATGGCCGTCCAGGTTGGCACATTGAATGTTCTGCAATGTCGACTTGCTGCCTAGGCAATCACTTTGACATTCATGGTGGCGGTTCAGATTTAATGTTCCCGCACCATGAAAATGAAATTGCGCAAAGTGAAGCTTCGACTGGTGAGCAATATGTAAACTACTGGATGCATGTTGGCTTTATTAACGTTGATGGTGAAAAGATGTCTAAATCTTTAGGCAACTTCTTTACGATTCGTGACGTAATGGAGAAATTCCACCCAGAAGTGATCCGCTACTTTATTGTGTCTTCACACTATCGTAGCCCTGTGAACTTCTCTGATGTAGCACTTAAAGAGGCAAAAACTTCTTTAACTCGTTTCTATCATTCATTTAAAGCTTATCAACAAGTGTACGGTCAAACGACAACTGAAGCGCTTGATCAAAGCTTTATTGAACGCTTTAACAATGCAATGTGTGACGATTTCAATACTGCCGAAGCAATGGCTGTATTGTTTGAACTGAACAAAGAGTTAAACCGTGCTGTAAAAGAAGAGCAAGCTGACCAAGCGACTGTGCTTTATTCGACATTACGTCACCTCACCAACATTTTAGGTTTGGTACAACACAATGTAGACGATTTCTTAAAATCAGATATTGGACAAGATGCACTTGCTTTGTCTGATGCTGAAATTGAAGATTTCATTCAACAACGTGTTGATGCGAAAAAAGCAAAAGACTTTGCTAAAGCAGATAGCATTCGTCAGTCTTTACTTGAGCAAGGCGTAGTTCTTGAAGACACTCGCCAAGGTACAGTTTGGCGTCGTGCTGATTAAACGTTCAATTAGATCACAAGAGTGTTGACACTTTAATGAAACACTCTATAATGTGCTCACATTGCGGGAATAGCTCAGTTGGTAGAGCATAACCTTGCCAAGGTTGGGGTCGCGAGTTCGAGTCTCGTTTCCCGCTCCAAAATTTGTTGTTAAAAATCAATAAGCTGAAAGGTTCCAGTAACCTTTTGGCTTGTTTTTTATTGTCGATAGGTCAGCTATGGATATTCAAAATATCCATATTTCACATTAAAAAACGCTTTATATTTCCGTGCCGCCGCCAAAAAAGTGGGTGTCATTTGTACATCTTCAATTTTTGTCGGCAGTGCGCCACCATGAAATTTGGAGTGTTAAAAATGCAGAAACCGACCCGTCGCGGCAACGCTTGGCGTATTGAAGTTCGTTTTAAGGGCAAGCGCTACGCTGCCACTCGTGACACAGCAAGTGAGTGTGAACAGTGGGCAGCAACCAAACTATTAGAATTACAGTCTGAACAACCAACATCAGAACCTGAAAAAATCCATATTTCTTTTCAAGCCCTTTTTGATAAGTATTATCAAGATGAAGGTCGCAAAATGAAAAGCGCCCGTTTAATTGTGCAAATGCTTAAATGCTTAAAGAAAAATTGGGGCGAACTTGCAGATGAATCTATACACAACCTAACTCCTGCCCTAGTCAAGCAATGGCGTGATAAGCGCCTAAAACAAGTTAAAGGTGCAACAGTCATTCGAGAAATGGCTATGTATAGTTCAGTTTTTGACTTTGCAAGAAAAGAACTATTTTTAACTAAAGAAAATCCATTCAAAGAAATTACAAAACCTTCAGCACCACCGCCAAGACACCAACGTATTAGCGATGACCACATTAATAAAGTAATTAAAGGCTTGGATTATGAATGGGGTAAAACTCCAACACAGCCGAGACACCGTGTAGCATGGTCGTTTCTGTTCGCACTTGAAACCGCAATGCGCAAAGGCGAAATTCTAAGCGTACAAAAGTCACTAATCTTTACCGACTTTATCCGATTATTAGACACCAAAAATGGCTCGTCCCGTGACGTACCTCTAACAGCTAAAGCAAAAGAAATGCTTTCTTGGTTGCCAGATGATCCAAACGATAGTCGTATGGTGCCCTTAACATCAAACGCATTTAGACTTATTTGGCAGCGCAATTTGCGCCGTGTTGGTTTAGATGGTGTGATTACTTTCCATGATTCAAGACATGAAGCAATCACACGCTTTGTTCATGACTATCGTTTGCCTGTTGAGATTCTTGCTAAAATTACGGGGCACAAAACTATTAGTGTACTGGTAAATACTTACTACAATCCGACCGCATCCGAAATTGCAAAAATGCTAAACGCTGCATAATAAGAAGCCCCTACTTAGGGGCTTTATTTTAAATATCTTGTTTCTTGGTAAATTGCCACCAAGTTTTTTTATAATAGACCTCATCACGCAAGAAATTAATTTTTAATTCATTGCCGTTATAATCATAGAGCTTGGTTACTTCACCGTTTTTGTTTATGTCAGCAAGCAAATTACATGTGTGCTCAACCTTCCCTGCTTCCGAAACCATGATCATGACTTGCGACATCACAAAGCCCTTACACAAATCGAGACGTTCACATTACTATTTATAGTGTGAGCTGTGCAACCTGAGAAGAGGAGGCACAGCAATGTGATGATCGATGCAACTTTGGTACGTTTGCACATATAAGTTACTTCTTTAAAAAGAGTGCTCGCTCTGCTTCTCGGCGACGAACTAGACCTTTCAAAACTTTTCCGCCTGCTTTGTTCCAGACAAGGAACTGATCAGCAGCACCTTGATAGTCACCTTTGTTGAGTTTCTTTAACAAAGTCGAATTCTTAAATGCACCTGAGCCGATGTTATAAGTCAGCGATACCAAAGCATCAAATTGATTTTGATTTAGGGGCACTGTCACAGATGCATTTACAGTCTTTTCAAATTTAGCTAAGTCGTGCTTGAAGTAGGCCTTAGCTTGCTCAGGTGTGCAAGTGTCACCTTGCTTAACCTTCACGCCATTTGGGTAAACTGTAGTTCCTGTGCCAATAGTCCAAACCCCTACACCATCGTCATAAGCATTGAATCGCGTGCCTTCAAAACTAGTTATTAAATCTATACCATCATCACTTGTAGTTTTTCCACCTGGTGCAAGTTTATCGACCACTTTATTTAGTTCGTCTACTTGCGCCTGTGTAAGCTTGCCGCCTGCAATTACTCGGGCAGCGTCGAAAAATGGTTTATTTGTCATTGGATTCACCTTTCTTTTTCTCTAACTCAGAGCTACCAAAATAAAAGCCGCATGCTGTTGTCATAGCCCCAGCAATAAAACCCAATGCCGTATTAATCAGATTGCTGTTTTCTCGCGGCATATCCACAAAAAATAAAGCAATCACTAAAACAAACATCAGTCCCACTAATGCGAAAGCTAGATAAGCTCTTGTATTTTCACTGTTCATCGTCCTGCTTCCTCTAACCGTGAAACCTTCTCTTTAATTAAAGATTGATCTTGGCTTAATTGAATAATTGAAGATCCAACCCAAGCGCACAGCGAAAATACGATTCCTGCAAAGATGCCAAGCAGTACACGCAATACAGAAAGACCGCCATCTTGCGAAGCTGTACGATTTTCTAAATTGGCGACTTTGATATCTAATGTATCGATGTCCTTTTTGTTCTGTTCGCTAGTCTCTTTGTGCGCTTCATTAATGAAAGTCAGTCGAGTAACATGATCTGACAACATGCGAATATCACTCTGAATGGAGTCGATTTTCTTTTCAAATCTCAACCCGTATGATTCATTTTCAGTCATGCCTTCCCCCTAATTTCGGCAATAAAAAAGCCCTAAGCTATTTAAAGCTAGGGCTTACGGTGGTTTGTTGGGTGGTTAATTAATAAAATGATACCCGGTGCCATACTCCAATATATTAGATATAAATTCAGAACTCTTATAAACAAAATAAATCATAACGATAAACAGTACTACATCCATTCTTCTCTTGTAGTAGATTACTACACCAGCGTATAAGATGAACGCAAGCATCCCTATTCGATCAGATCCAAGAAAGAAGGCCATCACAATCAATGGCAAGCCACATATTAATGGCAGTAATTTTCTTGTTGTTGCTACAGCTAAAATAATAAAAACAGATGTTTTAATGGATCCTATTATACCAAGACCATCTTCATCAACACTATTTGAATAGCTTGTGAATTTAGACTCAATGTGTTCTTGTAAAACAAAGAATGTTGCACCAGACACAGCCACAAAACCTAAGATCATCAATATTTTTAAAAATTTACTCTCACTTTTATCAAAAAATTGACCAATGTAATAAGGTGCCATCAGAAGAATAGTTTGAACATGAGTCATTAACGCCAAACCAAACATAATGATTTTCTTATTACTATTGATTAATAGTGCAAGAGCCAAGAAAATGAAGCTAAATTTTAATCTTTCAGCAGAAGTTAGCATCACAATAAAATAATAATTCATTAAAATTAATATTAAAAAAACATGCCGATGCCATACTATTTTATAATATTTAAAGATTGCCAATGTCATCACAAAAGTAAGAACCGTATTGGCTAGTGTGATATACATGTCTTTATCTAAATAAGGATATGCGATTTTAGATATATAAAAATAACCTGGCTCTTTTGTTCCTAGTGTCATTTCATAGCAAAAAAACTGCTGTAATGGCGTGAGATTCTCATAGAAACAATATTTATAGAAATCCCTATAATGAAGCTGATCACCATCTATATACAGCGGAACTATATAAAGACTGAATATAAAAACCAATAATGAATAGAGGGTTGCATAAAACAATGGTTTTTTTATCAGCATGTTGAATTTTTCAATTTACTAAGTTGTCGCATTATTGAATTATTAGAGTGAATTTTCAACTAGAAAACCCCACCTTAGAGAGCGGGGCCAATAATAGTTAGCGTTTCAAGAGACTTTTACTTGCAATGCCCCACAACCCAAGTCAATAGGATTAGTACCGATATTTTTAAACTTAACCGTTACTTGGTTGGTTCCACTTACCACCCCGGGAATTTCGATGTTTGCGTCATAGATACTAAATGAAACTTGAACGAAATCACCAAATACCAGGCCTAACACCTATATCAGTTTTTCTTATAGTATCACTTTTGAATGAATAATAAAAAAGCCCCGAAGGGCCTTATTACGCCCAAGCAGAGCCGTTCCAGAATTTTAATACTCCCGCAATCGCAGCCACTTGTCCAATCCTTGATTTAAATCCAGTAGGTGCAGCTGCCCATACGTTGCGACTTCCATTTACAGTATCATCCCCAGCAGTAACATTCGCCCCAGACGAAATGTAATTTGTTCCCGTCGACTCAATTTCATTATCATGCGTTGAGAACTGCGCTAAATTGTCAGACATAATGTACCACTGCCATCCCGCCACTCCATCGGCTTTATAGTTATTTCTGCGAATCTTCCCGCCTGTCACGCCAGCACCAAGAATTTGGAAAACGTAGCCAGAGCCGGCAGTAAGTTTAAGGCAGTCGTCATCCGAGATGATCCAATCTTTCGTGTTTCCGCTGACACGATATAAGATGCTGGCCGCACCCGTTAAATTTCTATAAGTATTGCCGGAGCATCTAAAACCAGTAGCGTCGATAAATCTAATTACAGCCAGACCTGATGCGGTACAACCGTCAACAGTATTGCCCTTGAATGTAATGTTTGGAGATAAATATCCTTGGAATGCAAAATCCACGGTATCCATAATGGTATTACCATGTACAAGCGTATGATCGCAATCAACAGCCAAGATACCTTGATTGGCACTGAAAATAATATTTCCAGTCACGTTGCCATGTTTTACGTTATTTAAACCTAAACCGGTCGTTGCGTAGGCATCGTTGTACTTGCCGCCGAGAATATTACCAAACACGGAAATTCGATTATCGACACTTGGTCCTGAATCTGGGTAAGTGTCAACAGTCATCGGCCCACGCTGATTGTTTAAACAAACATTCATACCAATAACAGAGTCTTGTGAGTTCACAGATGCGACGATGCCCCAGCCACCTTGGTTTGCTGCGTCTGTTTTAGCTCCAGTAGTGTAGTTGCCGAAAATACGTGCTTTACCTGTGGAGTTTCCAATAACAATACAACTTCGTTTTGAATCTTTAGACCTTACGCGCTCGACTACAACATCGCCACCGTTTAAAATTTGAATGTTGTCATATAGATGTGCGTTCTTGTACTCACCACCAAGAACCTCAACTTTTGCGGTTGGGGAGATCGCATAGAAGGTAATCATCCCTCCATCAATATCAGTGTCCTGGCTAAGAACTTTCTTCTTCGCGCGTGTGACGACGTTGATTGAAGCGGAAGGCTTAATCTTGGCACCCTTCAAAATCAGATTGTCGCCAGTATGTTTGATCGTACAATGCGTCTCTGAGCCGACTGTGCCGCCGCTGTTGCTCGCCTTGTTCTGATCCAGTTCGATCTCGCCGTCGATCACAATATCGTATTCAGACGTTAACAGCGTACCGTTGGAACCTGCAAATAGCTTAATGCCACCAGAACCGATTAGCTTAAGATCACCTGATGCAACGATATTCGAAGTTTGTACTGTTAATCCGCACATATGAACAGGCATTTTAAGAGCACTAGAAACATCAAATAACGATTTCAGCTTTGTAAATTCATTTGTCCCATCGCCTTTTAAGCCTGCGGTTTTAGCTAAAAGGCGGTCATGAAATCCAACTAGTACCCAACCATTTAATGTATAAAATCCGTCATTAACATCGGCTTTTGATTCATCATAAATATACATTGCACCAGTTGCTTTAATGCGTATTGTTCTCGGCCTAAATTTTTCATTTAAAGCCAACATCTCAGCTACAGAGCCAACTGTATGTATTGAAGCATCATTTAATTGCTGTTGGGTTTCACCCGTCTGGTCTAGTGTCGCCTCTGTTGAATTACCGCCAACTTCCCATGAGCTTGTCAAAGCATTGTAGACGTAATTACCAATGCCTTTTACATAGATTGTGCGGCCATCCCATACATTAGTAACACCCTCTAAGGCTTCCAGTGAATCAAGATGAGTAATTGCTAAAGCATTGATCGTCCCTTCATTGATTGCCTCATCAATCATAGAGAGGAACATATCTTTTAGAATTTGGTCGCCTTGAATACGGTCAGCAATTTCTTTTGATAGATCAGTAACTAATTGAGCAATATCATTAGTATTTTCATTAACGTTTTGTTGTAGATTATCCAGCCACTCGTCAATCGTATTTATTTGGTTTTGTAGGTCTTCATCACCATCAATACGATCAGCAATTTCTTTAACTAAAGCAAGCCAAATAACTTGATCACGGTAACCAAGCTCTTGAAGCTTCCACCAAATTAAGTCAAAGTCTTTATTTACAGCAGAAGGTCGAAATGAGTTGTCATATAGTTGATAATTTGTGGTGCGTTGAAATGGTGTATTTCTTTCAAGATTAACGACCACACCATTTGGTGGTGCTACATTAAAGGTGACAGTATCATTAGCTAGAGTCCATGATCCTACAGGCGCATCTTCACCATTAAGAGTAACGATTAAATATTCTGCTTTATCACAATTAAATTCTAATGGAAAAGCAGTTGTTGTTCCATTCGCAATATATTCTTTTGATGGCGTTTGAACTGGCACTGACATAGCCTACCCCTAATTTTCGAAATCTAAGGCGGCTTCATGTACGCCACCGGTTGTTCTCCAATTAGGCGTTTCTTCATAGTCTGTTTGGTTGAGTGATTTTCCAACCCTTTCTGGAGCTTCTACGATTGCACCTGCTAATGAGTCTAAATAGTCATCCGGTTGATCAGTAATAGCTGGGTTAAATTCTCGCATCTGTTTTACTTGTGCTGAATCTTCTCCGTTCTCATCTTCAAGCACAGATACATGTGCCCATAGCAGGCCAGAAATTAAAGGCCCTTCAATACCATCTAAAATGCGCTTATTTTTAGATTTAGTTGAATGCTGCTCTGTTACACCACAGCGTATTCCACGAGTCTTTAGAGCAGCTTTTAACGCTGCTGGTGCGAAGTTACCGATACCATTTGTTTCAATAGTGACTTTAGATAAATGGAATTCTTTGATGATGTTGCATAGCTGCCAAACTTGTCCGCCTATCACACGCCCATCTGCATCGGTTTCAATTACTTCGCCCTTAAGTGCTATCGATCTATGCCAATATTTATTACCTATATCATCATGAAAGACTAATGCAGTTGATGAAATATCAGACTTAAGCTTTCCTGATGATGGGTCCCAACGGAATGTTGCACCAACAATCTGACGCTCACCAATCATAAACATGGTAGTTCTATTGGCTCGTTTAAGAACTGGTTCACAGTTATAAGCTATGATCTTATCCGGATCTAAACGCACATCACCAATAGGCTTAGCGTGCATTTGATATTGAGAGTCCCATTCATTAAGGGTTTTACATTCCTCTCGGCGTGATGCCATTTCTTCCGCATCAAAACGTTCTGCCCAAATTCCTTCTGAATAAAAATCTGCTACATAATGGTCGTTAGCCAAAGTCACTTCATATAGATCATTTACTTTTTTTAGAGTGTAGTCTTGGCCTTTACTAAGGTATTTCGCCCCTTGCCCAATCCCAGCAAACGCATGTATTGGCTCAAAGTCTAAAAGGTATTTACCACCTGCTAATGCATTCTCAATGCGCTTTTCATTTTCAAACATTTTGAGCACCAATATATCTACTTTACGTAGCTTTTTAATCTTGTCGTAAAGTGAGTCATGTGAGTGTGGCGTACCGATCCATAGCTTCTTTGCACCAGGGAAGGCAATGTGAGTTTGTTCAGATAATCTGTAGGTGAGTTTTTCTCGGGCTTCTGGCGAACCCGTTGTTTTTGGTGTTTCAACGTCATCGTTTTGGATGAAATGCGCGCGGTGACCTGTTACCCCCGAAAGAATGCCTTTCGCCAACATGGTTCCATAACGGACATCATCCGTACCAGCTACCCACCAGCGTTCCGTTTCACCTTTTTTTCTTTTAACGTCTGGATTGTCAACACAAAGAGGATGTTTTTCTAAGACTAACTTAGTCCCGTTACTACACTTATAAGCATCATCATCTGTAGTGCCTTGGTGGAGTATTTGCGTTTCAGGCCAACAGTAAATAACCCATGCATTGAAAACATCCAGAATTGTAGATTTTGAATGCCCGCGCGGCATCATGAGCAGTGCAGTACGGCCCTTGATATAGAAGTTTTCTAGGAAAATACAAACAAGAGCATGGAAGTCTGGAACCTTCCAACCCTGTATATCTGCCCAAATTAAAAAGAAGGCTAGAAAGCTGATTTTTGGTTTAGTCATCAGCTCATCCGTTGTCTAATTTTTTCTGCTTCGGCTTCTGCTTTTTTAATTAGATTTTGTTCATGTTTCTTTTGCGTATCCTCATCTGTACTAGCTGGCGGTAATGCCCCTCTACGATATGCCAATACTTGCTCGACTTTTGTGATAGCTGAGGCGCATTGGTTCAGCCCCTTGTAGAGCCATACTTTATTGCCACGATCCTCAGGTGTTTCAAAACCACATTCACTTGCTGCATATGCAATTTGAATAAGGTCATCAGTCATTTTTTCAGTGAGTTCTTCTAACTCTTTTGTTTGATCATCACGCATAAAAAATCCCTCGCATATAGTTCATATATACAAGGGCTTATGTAGTGGTATGTTGGGCGGTTTAGTTAGCAGTTATTCCCACTGTATCTATAGTTTTTCACTACGCCATCAATTAACCTAAATTCAATCTTACAGTGCCATTGCTGAATCTTTTTTTGAGGAACTTCGATCTGATATTGCTGACTATATAAACCTTTATTCTGGTAGCCTGTTATGTAGTCCGATGTATTTCGTGAACTAATTGTACTTTGGTTATATTCCACTATTTCAAAGTCATCTGCTTTATATTCTCGATCAGGAATCCCAAAATCACTAATTAACTGAGATTTAGTAAGCCCTTTTTTGGCCTCAAGTTTCTTTTCTAGAAATGGATTTCCTAGGCAGCCCGTAAGAAGCAAAGGAATTAAAATAATAAGTTTTTTCACTGCACTACCCTCTCAAAGTCAGGTGCACGAATATCGGTAACATCATCACCCCAGAAACGCTCACGATCTTGTTGTCGTTCAGCTTTGCGTAAAGCCTTCTCACGATAGCCAGGTGCAATTGTGTCTTGCATTTCATCGAATACCATACGGTTAATAGCTGCTTTTGTATACCATAAATTTTGCGCTGGAACTTTACCCTTCACAAATTTGAATGCTTCGTTGCCGAAATTGGTGTCCTTGCCTTCATTGTACTGAGTTAGATTGCCAACTGTCAGACTTAATAGTGATTCAAAATCACCGCCTAGTGGTCCAGCTACAAATGAGTTTGCATCACGACCAGAAGTATCAGTCCCAGCAACTAAAATATCGCCCAAGAATGATAGTCCTCCTCCCTGTACAGCAGATCTAATAAAGAAACTCCCTGCTTTCTTTGGATCATTGCTATCATAAATCGTTTGTGGGTCATTACCGTTTAATAGCTCTTTAAGTTGCACTACCAGTCCACCTAGCAAGGTCAAAGTGACAAATAGCGGAACTGCATAACCAGCCTTACCCTTTATACCTTCTTGAGCAAATGCCCGACTCCCATGACGCATTAAAAAGGCCGCAGAGAATGATTTAAACTGCGCCAATCCTCGAACAATTTCACCCGTGATTGTCCCTCTAGCACCAACATTTATTAAGGTCTTTTCACGTAATCCTGCTTCAACTACAGCCAAACCTTGCTCATCTAGTAAATGTGCTTGAAGTTGTGAAGCAACTTGGTCTTTCACCTGTTTTGGATCACCAAATGAAGTTAGTTTCTCATCAGGAATTTCATAGATAGAACGCGCTGACATAAGTTGATTACCTTTGCGGTCCACAACTGGTTCAGCCAATTGGAAAACCTGCCATGCTCGCTCATCTAAGCCAGTATTTGAAAGTAATTCACGGTCTTGTACATCTAGGTCATTCCAAGCTTTAGAACGGCTTAAGCGGCCGTATTTCTCCATTAGCAACTTAGTGAACCCAACTTTTGATGCGGCTGTTAAAGCATTGAGCCCCGAAACTCGCATTACTTGAGATGCTATTCCGCTAGATATACGAGCTAATTTTTCGGATTTCCCATATGTTGATGTAAGTCCGTCATCTGACCAGCGTGCAATCGAACCTATCATTTCCTCAGTAGCCAGACCTAAGCTATGAGCTAGTTCCCGATCTGCTTTATTCGCAGGGTTAAGTTGATCTACCAATTCGCCAAAGGTTTTGCGGTATGAAAGCCCATGCACATTTGCAGTTTTAGCAATCATTGCTTGATCGGTAATTGATGAAATTGTAGTTCCGCCCAACATCGCTGCGACATTCATTGAGCGATATAAAACACCTAAATTTGCCAAAACTTCCGACTGTGGAGAGTTACCACCACTAAACTCATCAAACATAACTTGTGCACGCTTGCGGCTGCTTTTGGTCTGGTTTTCTTCAATCCCCTTTTCCCAGTCTTTTTTTGCGGCTGCATCCATTAAAATTTTTAAAGCTGTTTTTGGATTGCTACCTAAGTTCTCAACCATGGCAATATCTTTCGATAAGCCATTAATATGAGCTTCGACTAAGTCTACAAACTGCATGCCGCCAAACTCTGATTGATATTCAAGCCATGATTCGGCATCTTTAAAATGCAAGACACGACTTTCACCATGACGGTTAGTTACTTTTGATGTACCGCCACCCGTAGATTGTCGGCCAACTTCTATTTTATTTGCACCGTCACTTGATAGCGTGTCATAGGTATATTCAAGCAATGAGCGTATTTCTTGCTGTGAGTAGTAATCACCATTCTCATGCACATATTGGCGCGTGTCGATTAATGATTCAGCTTTGTTTACCCACGCCTCTTTCCCTGCTTTAGCAATTTTTTCTAGGTTGTGAGTTTGTGGCAATCCCCAATTGTCTAACTTTCCAATGTCGCCACCGTTCCGGTTAAAGCGGTCACGCATGGTTTCGAAAACATCGCCCATCTTATCGCTAATTTTCTTGGCTAATGCATCCCCTGTGTTTTCACCAAAGCGCTCACGAACAATTTTTTGTACTAGCTCTTGGTCTGTAAAAATTCCCAAGCCGCCTTTAATATTCGTGTAGAAGTCAACTAACTCACCACGATATATGGAAGCTATTGCTCTGGCTTTAGAGTCAATTGACTGAATGCCAGACATATCACCATGCGCGGCAACCATACGGTCTATGACTTCCATTGATGATAATTTGCCATGGTCTAAAGCTGCAAGGTTTTGGGATTGTTTTAAAATATCCTGAGCAGCAATTTTATGCTTGCGCTTCAACTGTTCTTGAATATCGATAGCAACTTGCTTTGCTGCCTCAGTTAATTTTTCAGCATCGGAAAGGTTACGCCAGTTATTAATATCTTTGCGTGCAAGATTACGCATTGTTTCATTGATACGTGCTTCAATGTCTGTAGCTTCTTGAGCTGTAAGGGATTGCTTGCCTAGTGCTTTAGCTACCGCTTGTTTGCATTGTTCTTTCATAAAAAATGCCCAAATAGTTTTAGCTATCTGAGCATTTAATTTGTGGGGTTTTGTTGGGTAATGAGAAATAACCTAATTTAATGGCTCTGCATTTTTTGGCTTAGTTTGTGAATATTGCCGCCATTGCCCACGATGAACATACCAATAACCAAAAGCGCCAAACATATAATAAAACTGTCCATCATAATGAGATGCGCTTTCAGGAGCATTCTTTCTAATTTCTTCAATGTTCATAGTTTTACCCATCTCCATGTAAAGTCATCACTTGCAATAACTTTAACTGGTCTTCCAAACATAGGAATTAACTCACCATTTTCATTAGGGCGTCCAATGCGAATTACTCTATCATCTTCTTTGAGCATTTCATGATAAGAGCTTTGGCTTATCTCTAAAGTCACGGCAATATCGTTATTAAAATTATTTTTAAAATATGCTTTCTGGATTTCATCTAGTATCATTATTTTGCACCTCTGCAATACCTGATTATGGTTGTGGCAACTGTTCAGGTTAAACAGCTTTTCGGTGATCAACCTAGCCACAATTTGATTATACATTAGCCAAATTGTAAAGCACAGTTCAAAGCTGTTTGTGCTGCTAAAATATCAAGTTCAGATTGCTTAATTTCTGCCTCAAGTTCGGCGTGATAGTCACGTAATGTCATGGTGAACTCTTCTGGCTCACCCATTGAGTTAATGCGATTGACTGCAATTGGCTGATCAGGATTTGAAAAGATTACATCAAGAGCGGCTTTTTCTTCTGGTGTTTCACCGAACAATGAGCCTTGTCTTGGGTCGCCCATGTTTTCAACGGATTGAATCTCAGAGTTAATGGCTTCACTAATCGCCTTTGCGCTCTTGCGGTTATTATCAAAGACCTCAAGAAATTTTCTAGCACCATCACTTAGCCCATCATCAATAAGTTGGCCTTGATTTAAATAGTCACGAACCTGTAAGCCATTTGCTTTTAAGTCTGTAAGCTTTTGTGCAGCTTGCGCCAAGTCTTGAGAAATTGTGTTCTCAAAGCGACCACCTTGCTTCACTAAATCATTAAGCTGAGAAAGTTGCGGAGCTGCACGGAGTAAGGCGTTTAAAACGTTTTTACTGTCATCATCTAGGTTTTCAGATAGACGAGTTACAAGATTAGAATCGCCATAAGCACGCTGTACGATTGCCGATTCAATTCGGCGTTTACCTTCTTGCGATAAGCGACCATCACTTGTGATAACTGATCCGCGCTCAGACTGTGGCAATTGATCTACAAAACTACGGACATAATCCATAGAGCCATCAATATTGATTGAACCATCATTATTTATTTTTAGTAGTGTTGAGTCTGGTAGGCGATCAACATCACTCATAGCGCGCTCAGTTGCGCTGAATTGCGCCACATCGCTTTCGTTAGCTAAACGAGAGAAAGCTACACGGTCAACATCACTAAGACGTGTACGCACTAAAACAGGCTGATTTAAACCTGATATATCCATGCCTCTACTATTCGCCCAATTCTGAACAAATTCTCGGTATGCATCTGCTCGGCCATTATCATAAGCACGACCAATAGCCAATGTACGACCATTACCAGATTCAACAACATTATCGGGGCCAATGATTGGTGCACCGTCTGATAGCTTATAGGATTCACCAAGTAACTCAGGCTTTAAGTCATCGGCCATACGTTCAATTTGTTGGCGTGATGCTTCACGGGTCCGGTCACGTGGCTGTAGTTCACTTGGGTAAAGCGGATTTACACCGTATAACTGGTCGTTAGACGCTACTAAATCAGTCCAATCTTTTACTTCATAAGCGAAATCATAGCTTGAACCATCCATCCCATAGGCTGTGCTTGTTTCACCGCCATAGCGTGAGCTTAGCTGGTTCCATTTGTTGCGCCATTTGTTAATAGCTTCGCCTACTGTCATGCCGGACATACCGTTATTTTTAACGATAGCATCGGCATTTTTAGCATCGTACGAACGCACTACATCAATTAATGGGCGTGTCGGATCAGCTTTTAGAACTTTGACAGCTCCTCCTGGTCCAAGTAAGTGACCTAGATATTGCTCATGTGCAACCGGATCACGACCTAAGTTTTTACGTATGTAATTATTGGCCTGCTTAATGTGCTTTAAGCCGATGCGAATTTGCTCATCAACATTGTTGCGGTCTTTACCGCCTAAGTTTTTCCAAGAGTCATCTAAGACTTGGAAAAGACCATAAGCGCTTGATGTCGGGTTTTGCGCTGTATGATTAAATTTGCCGCCTGTCTCAATATGACTAATTGTCAAAGCTACACTAGGGTCTATACCATCTTGTTTTGCACGTAGTGCAATCTGTTTTGCATTGGTAGGTAGTGAGCTAGTTGCATAATCAATCGTGTTTCTACGCGGCTCTCCTTGCACTGTGTTAGGTACACTAACTGGCTGGCCTTTTAGAATTTGTTCCGTAGCAGCATCTAGGTTTTGATAGTGTTTGTTTTGCTGAACTGGGTCTGTAGTTCGAACTGGTAAAGTTGTATCTTCAAACTCAAAACTATTTCTAACTAGAGCGTCATTAACTTGGTCATTTCTAGTTTCGATGTCATCTGAATTAAGCTGGTTAATTTCAGCGTCAACGTCTTGGTCTAGTTGATTTTGTCTTGAACCTAAGTAACGTGCACCACCAAACATTAATGAGTTAATAAGCAAATCAGTCGCCACTGATTCGCCTGTAACTTCATATTGCTTAGCCTGCTTATCATAGCCATTAGATTTTAGAAGCTGCTCACTTGCATATTGCATACCAGTGTTTAAGCCAGTGGCCCCACCAACTGACAATGCAGCATCGGCAACTAAACCACCTGAACCTTTGAAGCCATAGCCAATAGGCAAGGCTGTACCAATCGCATCGCCCACAGCATTCACACCAGCTACTTTCAAAGCTGTGTTTTCACCTACGCCTTTACGGGTTAAGTCGGTATAGACGTAATTACCAGTTGAACCACCTGTAAGCGTAGCAGCGCCAAGCGTACCACTAGTTGCTACACCTAGCGCACCACGCCAGAGATAATCGCCAAGACCTACACCGATATTACCTACAATGCCTGTATTGTCTTTGTCTTCTAGGTCAGCAATAGTTCCATAAACCAAATTGTCACGCGCCTTTTCACGCTTAGCCTTGAACTCTTCATACGGTTCAATAAATTCATTTGTAGAAACGTCTTTCAGGCTATAGCTAACACGGTCTACAACGGCATCAATCGGTGCTGAAATTGCATCACCAACTTTGTTAAGACCAATTGCCATACCGCGAAAAGGTGAAGAGATAGCGCCATCGAAAATCCCAACTTCCTTTTGAACAGTTGGCTTGCCAGTAATCCCTTTTCTTTGGAGTTCTTCTACTGACTTCTGCTCATCATCTGCAAATGTGTCATACCAAGTCATTTAGTCACCCCATCCATCGTGATTCGCCAGACAGCATTTTTAACTACCAATTGCTGCCCTCGCTCGTTAATCAGGTCGTATTGAATTGAACCTGTACTTGATGGCTTGCCTTGGCGTAAGCGGAACTCTTTTAAATTATTGACACTAATTCCAGTTTGCTTAGAGATAGTTTGATAGCCCTTTTCAAGTTGAGCCTCAAAGGCATCATCAGTAATTCCATAAGGTTTAGTTACTTTCCAATCTGAAACCTTATCCCCTCTGTAGTTTCTGAATGAAGTTGGTTGTGTGTATACCCCACCAGTAGCCATGCCTAGAGCGGTGTTAAGAATTTTTTTATTAGGTGCTTCATCTTTTGAACTATGGCTAAAACCACGCTCGTTCATGGTATCTGCATATACTGCCTTAAACACTTCATAAGCATTATTAGCATTAGTACCAGTTAATGTCTGGCCCACATATTTGTTAAAAGCCTCTCTCATGTCATCTTCTTTTGGCATGATTAACTGTTTATTTTTTAAAAGTTGAGTACCAATAACAATAGAGTTTGCTAGTTCTCGACCTTCCGTTGATCTATAGCCATTAGCTTTGGCTACGCCTGCCATAACATAGTTTGAGTTACCTCCGCCTAGCTGACCCAATGCAGCACCCCAAATTTTTACCCCATCCTTCACACCTTTGGTTTGGTCAATCATAGAACTAATTAAATTTAGTTTTTGATCTACGGTTGCTTCTTCCCATGCTTGCTTAGCGGCTGGCAACGCTTCATTAGGAATAGGTTTGATTGTTGCATTTGGATCTTTATCACGCTGTGCTACTTGATAAGAACCAATGGTCACAATGTTTTTAGCAAAGTCACTTGGATTAACTTTTAGTGTTAATGGGTTTACTTCTGGTAACTCAATACCTTTTTCACGCAATGCCTGAGTTGGGTTTTCCTTAGCAGTTTTAAGCTTGTTGTCGTAAATGCTTTGATAGGTCGCCAAGATTTTATTTTCTGCGACTGGATCGGCGGATGAACTATTCTTCATCTTTGCCTTACGACTGTTGATCTCAGCAAGTTGCTGATCAGTGGTTAGGCCTTGAAACCGCATGAAATCTGCAGATTGTTTTTTATAAAACTGGTATTCAGCCTCAGAAGGCGTGCCTTTAACTGCCTGTTCGACATCATTTTGATATTTCAAGTCTAATGGACGACCTGTCAAAGTACTTTGAATAAACTCATTAACGACCTTTTCAGCTTCGTTAATACGCTTGTTCTCTTGCACCTGCTGACGTTGTTGCAGTGTAGTGATCTTACTTTGGATTTCAGTCTGAAACTTCTGAACCGCCGACCCATCAATAAACTTATAGTCTTTTAGACCTGTGGCAACTTCTTGTAGCCCTTCAACACTGTTTTGTGCAATTGCTGTTGTGATACGCGAGTTAATATCTGTGATGTCACGTGTTGTCTCATATTTATTTGTGAGCTCACTTTTCTGAGCTTCTGACAATGGTAAGCCAACAATGTTTTTTAAAAGATATTCTTTGCCTGCTTCACGATCCATACGTGTTGCCACATCGAAGAACCGATCAGCTAGAACCCCGCCTTTTTGCTCATCTGCGCGTAACTGTAAAGGCAAGAAAGAAGTACGTTGGCGCGTTACGTTGCTATCCCAGTATTTTTTTAAATCTTCCTGAGCGTGACCCGGCAAGCTGTTTTGTAGCTCAGAAAACTTAGCATTCGACCAAGTGTTAAGTTCTTCATCGGCTTGCTTTGTAGTGATTACACCATTACCAAGGCGGTTCTTAATGTCCACCACTTTGTCATTGAAGTCAGTAGATAATGATTCATCAAGCTTTAACTTGCCTTCTTTTTCTGCAAGTTGGTTGTTGAAGAGCTCAAGGTTTTTAGCTGTAACTTCTTGCTGGCGTTGTTGATCATCACGCGCCTGTATTGCCCCACCAATAGAACGGCCAATTTCGGCTAAGCCAGTGTTAGGAGTAAAAGATTGCATTTGAGCTTGTGGCGCTTCACGACCACGAGAAATAGGAATACGCATTATTTCCACCCATAAGCTTGAGCTGCACTATCAATAATATTGCTTGCTGCCTTCATACCGTAATTGTTACGTTGCGCCTTACCTTGTCGACGAACATCCGCAGCCGCATAACCTGCCTGCATTTGGTTTAATAAGGCGTTGTAAGACGCATCTGAGATAATCTCATCACTGATTACAACTGGTGCACCTACATTTACATCCAAGCCATTTTCAGCAGCCGCAGCCATAGCACTTGATGCGTCACGTTGGCCTTGTTCTTTAATCTTTTTGCTTTGAACTTTGGAAACAGATTGAATTGTTTTTGCATTACCCTTAGCCGTTGCGTCAGCCATAAGCGCATTTGAGATATTGCCAACAGCTTCAAGGCCCGAAGAAATAGCACCACCTTTGCACATGTCTATTCCCCTTAAAATAGTGATGAGTAAATGATGATGCTTTGAGCAGTTTTTAGTTGCGCATCGACAGCATCATATCCTGATGATTTGAATGATTCTTTTTTTGGCTCATCTTTGGGCTTCTGAATCGGCCGTTTCCTTGATGAAAGTCCGCTTGTCTCAAGTGCTTCTCTTGAAACTGAAAGTGCTCCACACATGGTTTAAACCTCCATCTCAAGAACATAGCCAATCAAGTTAAAGCCAAGGCTTTCATAGAGTTTTACTGTTTTATCTGCATGGATGCCTGTCATGGTTCCAATCTGGATACGGTCAGCATTCTTAAGCTGTGCCCACCCAATGAAAGTATTTACTAAAAGCTTGGCAATATTAGATTTACGGTACTCAGGAAGTACATAAACGCCTTGTTCAAAAGCTAATTTGTGCCCTGTTCGCCAGTCCGTTTCAATAACACCGATGACTGTGCCCACTGGATTTTGATATTCATCTAAGGCTAGAAAAATTGAGTTATGTTTTTTAATTAAATATTCGAATAGATCAGATGCGCTTTGCTCATCAAATCCTTGTTTTGAAAAGATTGGTGATTCTTTGGTGAGACGCTTGCCGAAATCAACAAGCGTATCTAAATCATTTAGGTTTGCTGCCCGTACTTGCATCTCATTTCTCATTAATTGATACCAACATAGAGATACTTTGCATGTGTAAAGGCATAGGTTTGTCGTGTGTTATCTTGACCTCAAGTTCATGTAATGATTGCCAACCAACAAATGAATCTAGTACATAGCCTGTGTAAGGCAAGTTTACGAACGCTGATTGGTTGTAATACTTGGTAGATAGCTCTTGACCATTGATATATCCACCGACTGATGCATTCAAAAAGATAGCCATTTCATGCACCTGAATCTTATGAAACATTGCAGTTGTTGGTACTTGGCTAAAGTCTGGTGGCAATAGGTCGATTTCAGTTTTAAACGGTTGGCCAAGGTGTACAGTTTGGGTTAGATCGGTGTTCGATAGATTTATGTTGGTGCCATCAATTGTGTAAGTTGAATAGAAATATCCATCCGCATTATTGAAATTAACCAGTGGATTATCTAAAACCTGAATATCAAGATTTAAAATAGAGCCAACGCCATTAGTAACGTTGATATCAAATTCACAATCGCTCTGTGCAGACTCGCTAAACTCTTCCAAAACTGTAGAGCCATTACGGTTAGTAAGCATGAAGCATTGGTCCTCACCTAAGCCCGTCGGTAAGGCACAAATAGACAATACCTGCCCACCAAAATCATGCTGAGACCAAGCATTCATTTCCTGATCACGGTTTAGTGTGATACTTGAGACTGCACCATCACCCATAACAATCCATACAATAGAGTTTGGTGTTTGCTGGAAGGTTAATTCTTTAATACCTGCATGGTTTTCAGGTATGTGCGGGGCAATTTGCGACAATTCAGGCGAGACAAGACCGTCAACCTCATATCGGTATGACATTGCACGTAAACGCTCACCACCACGTTGTACAAAAAGCAGTTCATTACCCACGCGGCAAGGCTTAACATTTGCCTGCACACCATAAGAAGTGTGCTCATCAATCTGTGCTGAAGCTGGTGTCAATGGGCCTTGAGAGTTAATTAGAAACTCAGCTCCACCAGTTAATGCAACCACACCACCACGTTGTGACAGGTGCAAAATATTGTCAGATTGGGCTGAACTTGAAGCAATGCTAAACGCATCTGCGTCTTGAGTTGTCTCTAAGAAATTGCCGTCATCACCAATCCGGCTAAACCACATCTGGTTAGGGCTTGTTTTCGTATTAGCAAATACTAAGCGCTGTTTAAAGAAGCACACTGCCTTTGGGTAACCTGCTGTAGCACTAAATGCGATACTTTTTAAAACCCAAGACTTTGCAATAGCTTGAACAGCAGAAGTTAGTTTTACTAAAACTTCACCATTTACACGAGAAGGGTCTACATATTGAGTTATTTTTACTTGCCCACCATTAATTTCAATAATTGAACCTACACTTGAAGGTGTAAAAACGTTTGCTGCTTCGTTTGTCACTTCTTCCCATTCTGTAGTAGTTGCAGAAGGCTCTACCCCCTTATTATCAATAGTTGCGCGCCAAGTCTTACTATTATGAATAACACGATCACCAGTTAAGTAAGTCTCAGTATTTGACCAGTTTGGGAATGACGAAGCAGTTAAGGAAATAACTTTCCCAACTTCTGTACCGGATGGAGATAAAGCTACGTTTGGAGTACTGCCTAACTCATCATTAGGGTTCACACCAAAGGTAAAAGCCGCAAATTGCCAGTTAGTAAAGTCAGCAGAACACAGTAAGCGCTGTACAGGTGTATCACCTTGAACGAAATACATGCGGTATTTAGTGTGTGCATACTGTACTTCACGCACTTTTTGAGCCGTGTTGTAAGGTGTAACGGTTTCATAAACAACAGCGTATGTTCTTGGGTTATAAACCTTGAGCGAAGACACACCGAGAATAAGCAAATAGGTGTTTTCTGAGTTTGCAATAAACGGAATTAAACGTAATGCACCTGCAAAAATAGAGCGAAACTTTGTTCCTGGTCTTTTCTTTGCCCCACCTTCAACCAAAGGCAATGCATTAAGCAATTTTTTAGCACCGTTTGCATATTGCTGAATGTCTGTGCGTGTCCTAAGTAACGGGCTTAATTCACCAGAACTCAGGTTATTTTTTAGGATCCACTGTCTCATTAGAAGCGCTCCCAATAGTAACTTGATTCTGCGTATTGAACGTCTTGGCTTGGTCGCTCTTGACCATTTACGGTACGTGCTTGCTTAATCAAAAACTGGAATTGTGCTTCTGCTGATTGCCCAGCCGCATCACTTCCCGTGATTGGCTTACAAAGCTTAGATGCCATTTTGTACGTCATGGCTTCAACCAACATTGCATCCCAAGTTTGCTCATTGTCGTTGTCAAAAACATATTCAAGGTAGACTACTTCGGTGTCGGCCAAGATATATCGGTTCTCGACTTCATAGCGTTCAGTATTGGCTGAAATAATCAGGACGTAATCACTCGGCAATGGGAAGGCATGAGCATAGCCAAAGCTTGGATAAGTGGAGATAGGCGATAAGATTTGCCGTTTTTTGGCGCATGACCAAGGATGCGATCGCAATATGGATAAACGCGTAGTGTCATAGATATTACGGCACGTTTGAGCTAATTTTGAATCTTCCTCAAAACTTGCAATTTGCTGCCCACCTATCATGCTCAATGCATTATTGCAAATGGTGACTTTAGATACAGACATAAGAAAACCCCGAAGCTTTTTGGATAGTTTCTTCGGGGTTTAAAGGTGTTTTGTTGAGTATAAAAAGCACCCCACCGCCTGCCCTAACAGTGGGATGAAAGCACTTACACTAAGAAGTCGATAGCAACCACTTTCTTCTCATTGGCACGAGCCGCGCCAAATGAGTGAACGCCACCAACCTGTTTGATATTCTTCTTGTCTGGACGAGTAGAAATATCAAAACCTGTAATGTCTGCATCACCAAAATGTGCAGCAGTTCCTGCATACATCACTGTACGACGCTCTGTAGCACCGCCAGCACCATTATTGAGTTTTTCGTAAGGAATCCACTCAACACCAAGCCAATTCGTTGTTACTTGACCTTCTTGAAGCATCTGAATTTTCAAGTAATCAGCATTGGTGAGAGTAGTATCATTAAGGAAGATTTCCATCATATGTGAATCGTAGATCATATATAATTTTTCCCCATTCTTTTCGTCACACTCATTGGTTCGGAATAGGGTTTTTGCCTTAATGATTTGCTTTTTCAGTGGTCCAAAACTTGAAAGAATGATCTGAGTGTTTGGTAAAGCAACCTGAGAAACATTTTTAGAACCTGCATCATCTACAGTGGTGCGTGTAACACTACCAATTAGAGATTGGTAAATGATGTCATCTGTCGTACGATTGCGGGCACTAACCAAGTTCTTCATGTACTTGTCATTTGGATGCGCCTTTAACTTTGGAATATCACGGTTCTCAATCGGAATAAATAAATCCCAATCTGACATAAGCGCTGTACGCACGCCAGCGTCTGGAATAGTCCAATTAGTATCACCAAAACGCGCACCAGAAGGTGACATTTCTACTTGACCCATGTCATTTACAGTGAATGATTCACCGACAATTTTTCCACGGTTCACAATTGTTTTAAGTAATCGTGACTCATTTTGCATTGAGGCAACTTCGTACGTGTCATGAAACTGTTGTACAAACGCTGCCGTAATTTTATTTTCATTCGCCATTGGTTAGCCCCCTAGCCGTATGCTTTTTGGTAATAACTTTGAACTTGGGCAGTGACACGTTTGTGGTCGGGATGACTTTCATCCATGTATGCCTCTGATGCGATTAATTCTTGAATGTTCTCGGCACCGCTTTGTTGGGTGTTTTGAGGCGGCATATCTTCTTGTAATGCCTTGCCAAAGTAGGCAGCTAGACGAATACCGAATGTCGGAGAGTCAACATCTGTTGTTTGCAGGCCAGCCGCTTGAATTGCTTGATTGGCGAAGCGCAAGTTGGTTTCGTAATCGTTACCCCAATCCTGTTGAAGTGCTTCTACTTGCACGGCTGTGTGCTGCTCGTAAGCCTTCATCACTACAGCCATTTGTTCATTGGTTACACCAGCTTGATGAGCACTTTCTAAAAAAGCTTTGTTATCTTCATTAGATTTGAATGCATCAAAATCAAAGCCTTCCAACTCCACTTTGTAAGCGTCAGCAGATTCAGGAATATCTGGCTTGGTTTCTGTTTCAGCTTCTGGCTGTTTCTGCTCTTGAGTTTGGCTCTCAACTGGTGGCGTTGCTGTATCCACAGGTGTTGTTTGAGTTTGTTCAGTTGCTTGAACGTTTTCTGTGTTTGTCTCTTGTTGTTCATTAAGCATCGTTCTCTACCTCACTGTAATTTGGGTCATTTGCTTTATTGATTTCATTGATGATTCCAGCCACAACGCTTTGTTGACCAAGCTTGTAATTAGTTTCACGGTCTGTATTTGAGAAGGCATTGCGGCAATACTTTTGGGTCAGATGCTCAAGAATGCGTTGCCCGTTCAGATCAAGATCAAACACGACCCGATACGTCTCTGGCGTTGCTGGGCGCAATGCTCTGTGTTGAACAAAAGTTCCAACTTCTTCGGGCTTCTGTTCCTTGTTGCGGAGGCTTTCTTCAAGCTGCTGAATGCGTGAATTGGCTTTATCTAATTCCTCTTGTGACTTAGCCAATTGAATGGTGGTATCTAAGTGCAAGCGGTTCTCAGCCCGATACTTTTCTTCCCATTCCTCACCACTAACTTTGTAAGCTAGGGCAAATGCAGCAGCCACGATAAAGGCCAGAACTGCAACTACAAAAAGGGCATTAATCATTGTCGTGTCTCACTAGTTAATTCAGACTCAAGACCCTTACCAACTGCATTGGCGAGTGGTTGTGCTAGAGCCTGCTCTTGTTCTTGTTGTGCAGCTTGTTGCTGTGCTTCCTGACGCTGCTTACGGATTGCATCGATCTGATCTTGAGTACGTAGAATTGCTGTAGGCACACCTAAGCCCATGCCTGAAACTTGCGCTACGGCATCCATGTCTACGTTGTCTAGGATTGAAGGATCTATTTGAGCTACGTTCGACATTCCAGCTAAGAAGCGCTCAATTGCTGTGACTTCTTCTAGTTGCTGTGAACGAGCCAAAGCAGAAATAAACTTGAATGACAGATTGCGGCCCTGCATTTCTTCCGGTGCTTCACCAATCACACCAGCACGATAAGCAAGCCCAAAAGTGCGCTCTAACAAAGGCGTTAATAATTCAGCTTGCCAACGGCCATAAAGCGGCCCTAATTGCTGACGAATTAAGTCAACACGCACATGCACTTCGGTTGCTGTCATTGCCGGGCCATCGGCAGGCTGCAACTGATCTGCCATCATCTTTTTACGGATTGCACCTTGAAGATGAGCTAACAAATCAACGCCAACTTGATAGCCCTTTCCGTCATCAATGCGCTTCAATGCGTCAATTTCATTAACAACAATGATCTTTCCGCCACCTAAACGCACTGTACGAGGGTTAAAAGTGCCATCATCTTTACCTACATACATGCCTAGAGTTGATATTTCGGCACTACGCAATGTGTCACGCATTAACTTGTTAGCTGTTTTAGCGTCTGGCAAAGCAATAGAGACTTGCCCAGTCCCATAAACTGAATTTGAAATCTTTCTAAAGCGTGGAATTACAAAAGGAAACTCGTTGTAGCCTGTCTCTCGTAGGACATTTTTTTCATCAACTTCAACATGATATGACGCAAAAGGCATTTCCTTCGGCATCAATTGACGATCACCTTTGATGTAGCCAGTTTTACGCGGCTCAACTACCCACAAGACCTTAACCTTGCAATCTGGCTTTGACTTGTAAGTGTTGCGGACCTTCTCACTGACCTTGTTTTCGCCATACTCATTGACTAGCGCAGCCATCGTCATTTCATATTCACGATAGAGCGTGTCAACTTTCTGATCTTGACGTGTTGAAGCTAGATAACATTGCCCGATATCCCATGTCTGGAATACATAACCGCCACCTGCATGACGATCTACATCGGCATACATTACGCCCCAACCAGCAACCACACAGTCGAGCACTAAATCAAAGATTTCGCTGTCGTAGTTAGCCCCATGAATGTTGCGCCAAATGAATTGACATACTTCATCAAGCCACTTCTCACCTTCTGTGAGTTCAGCTGGGTCATCAACGCCATTCGGCACAGCTTTAAACCACAGCGCGTTAGCTGGCGTGGTTCCTGAAATGATGCTTGATACAAGTAATTGCGTTGCTTCTGATAGTGTTGAATCTAATAGCTCAGCTCGTTGTGTCTTACGTGTATCTGTTACATCATCACCTATAAACGATTGCTGACGCTCAGGGGCTGCATAGCGATAGCACTCAGACCAATGCGGTTCTAAGCGGTTTCGCGCTGCTTTAAGCTCGCTTAAGCGTTTGCATAACCTTGCTACTAGCTCACTCATATCAGCCGCCTAAAGTTGTTTTCTTTTGGTTGTCTGTAGCAGACGCCAAAACAGTTGAAGCATTACGTTTACGACGCTCTGCCGTTGCTGCATTTGCATCTAATTGAGCTTGGTTTTTAGCGGCTGCATCTGCTGCTTCTGCATCAAAACCTTTTGAAGCACCTTTGGTATCTGTAAGCCCAACCATGTCAGTCACAGATGAAAGGAGTTTCCCTAATCCGCCTCCGCACATTAGTCCGCCTCCTTAGTTGACCAGCCCTTTTCAGTCAAAACAGAAATTCGTTTTTTAGGCTGTACTGCACCAGCGGCACTTGGCGCTTCTGGTTGAATAGACTTCTTTAGTTCAGCAAGTTGAGCGCGCGTCTGCGCTAACTCTTGGCGTAATAGTTCTTCTTGAGTTGGACCAGTTTCACCTGTGTTTTGATCATCACCACTCGTGATATGACCTAAAGCAGCGTCAGCCTGATCTTTAGTTGAAGTGTCTTGGGTTGTATCTGGTGTTTGTGCTTGTTGTTGATCTTGGTTCTGCTCAGCAGTCACACCAGGTGTTTTAATTTCTCGTTTAGCAGCCATGAAAAAGCCCCATTCGTTGTGAATAGGGCTAGTGTTGTGTTTATTAAGTTGGGGTTTGTTGGGTGATTAATTCACGATATTTATTAAATTAGCAGGCATACCATTATCTGCATGACATAAGAACACCCATTCACCATTATCATTTTGCACATACACTTCCAAATCACAGATGATTCGGTAATACACTTTTGACAAATAGTGTGTTGCCCCCTCTGGCTTATTCTTCATAATTTCATCAATATTCATAATGCAATCCTCATCTCATCACAATAGATACACAAATACGCCTTATAAATCCAGCAGTACTGGTACTCGTGTTTGTAAGCCTCTTTGAATGTGGTCATGCTTCACACTCCTTATAGTTTGAACTAGTGACCTCACTTTCAAGGCAAGGCTTGATATGAAGCTCAAGTGGTTCTAGAAACTCAAAGCTTCCGTTGATTAATCCGTTCCCTAATCCAAAACCATCAAGGCACTTTAGCTTTGCACCACAGATTGTTAATTCAGATGCACCTGTTTGAGTTGGGATCTTACTAAGAAGCCAAATAAACTCTGTGCCCTTTGGCATCACTAGCCCATCACTTGTATTCACATCCACGTTATTGCAAAGCACAAGTGCGCAAACATATTCAGGATATTCAGACCAGTTTATTAGGTTGCTATTTTCTATTGTGATCATTGGTCACTCCTTGCGACAGAAAGGATTAAGAAGGCCATGCAGATAACAAAGCAAATACCTATAAAGACAGACTTAAAGCCAGCAAACATAATCCCTGTGCATATCGTCATTACTGCTTGTAATTGTTGGTGCTTATTCATTCCCCATCCTCCGAAAGCTTTAATGGATCTGGTTTAGGGTCACAACGTCCGTATATATCTGGTATTTTCTTGGGAGTTCCTTCCCCCTTGAGCGCTTGCTCTAACTGCGCTGCACAGTGGTAGCAGCCTTCTTCATAACCTTCTGTCCAATGAGTAGTTTTATCAAAAGCAATTTCATTCCATGATTCGATTAACTTAAGTGCTGCATCCACCCGCTTTTGCAGCTTCAGCATGTTTATGCCTTGTTGGATGTATAAGGTTTGCAGCTCGTCACGCTCTTGCTTGATCTTTTTAAAGTGAACTTCATGACCAATCACTTCACCGTGATGAGATGCTTTAAGCTCCTCCACTTTCGCTTGTTGGTGCTGCCATGACTCCCAAATCCACCGAATGGCACAATAATCATAAGTGTTAGATTCTTGATCAAATCGTCGTTCAATATTCATGAACATGTTGTTGTCATCTAGCCACTTCTCAAACTCTTCTCTACACTTATCCATTTTTGACCTCGCAATTAGGCGAAATGTGGTTTTCTAGTTTGTCTAGGGTTTCTAATTCCCCCGAATCCGATGGTTTATCAATGCGGTGGCCTGCTGCTATTTCTTCGGGGGTAGCGTGGCGCACTCTTGGAGCTTTATAGCCATAGCCGCTGTAATCTAGGACAGCACCACCGCTTTTCGTTATTGCTATCACTGTGCGAATATGCGCATGTTTTATATTTGGATTTGTTTTAACAATCTGATCACCCACTTTAAACTCACTCATCCCCGCCTCCGTATATTGATTCGCTCTTTAAGGCTTGACGCTCTTTAAAAGACAGTTTTCTACCAAGCTCAATTTGTTTCAGCTCAATCTTTAACTCTTGTAGACTCACTCGATCAGCCATATAGACAAGCTGCTTACTTCTTCTGCGGTATTCATTTGTTGAGGTGCAATATGTGTCAGCCCAATGTGGTGCATCTGCAATAACTTGTTCAGCTAGGGCTTTGCTAAAATCACGAATAAACTGCTCTGGTTTCATTGTTGTAATTCCTCATCTAACTGAGCAGCGAATACGTCTAAAGTTTCAAGTAGATCAAGCTGCCCAATATCGTATTTATATGTTTGCCATTCGCCTTCACGTGGTACGCGCTGTAAGCCTGTTTGTTCTTGCCATAACATGATGAATTGCTCACCGTGGATGTACTCTGGAATGGATCCAGTAGACCAAGAAGAAACTGTGCTGCCACCTGACACATCAAGGACGTATGCAATCTTTTCGTGTGACCATCCAAGGTTGCGTAAATCTAGAATCATGCGGTTGAAGTCTGGACGCTTATAACCTCGGCGTTGGCGCAAGAATTCTTTGGCTTTTTTCTTAGTCTCGAGAAAACGCGCGCGTGCGCGAGGGTTGTCTGTAAAAGCTGTACTATCAACACGCATATTCACCTCTCACGCTCCTAAAAATGTCTTACATCCCATGCATTGTTTTTCGTATTCCAATGCACAGATTTAAATGAAAATGGATACAATTCAGCAGCTACTTTGATCTTGACTAGCGCATCATCTTCCCAATGGCCTTTGACCTCGTGTACTTGCAACTCAAAATCACTTGTAAGTACGAAAAAATCAGGCTTATAAAACGTCTTTTCAGCTAAACGCAGGTTGATACAGTCAAACTTGAACCAAAGGATTTCACCTTTCATTCTTTTGCTTTCTAGGTAGTCGTTATATTTACGCTCTGTTTTGTTCATAGCGCCTTGTTTTAATCTTCCTAGTACCCTTGCATCACTTTTGCTTTTATCGCGCTGTAATGTGCCTTTTTGTGCGTTATTTCGCTTGTTTTGAATTGCTTCTAGCTGTTGTTCAGTTATTCTCATGATTTAGCCCCTTCTTGTTGGGTCTTGAACTGCTCTAACAGGCCGGCTCTTCTAAGTTTTATGTACAAACATGCAGCTGCTCTTGTTTCTTCATTGCGAGTGCCGAGGTTGTAATCTCTGCGGAGCTTCATCATTGAGGTGTAATCTACAAATTCGACCATGTAGCGCTCCCGAATATTTGTTTTGCCTTGTCAGTAGCTATGTAGCCACGTGGAATAGAACCGTCTGAAATTAAGTAGCCTGACTTAACCAGTGCATTTAGTTGACGTTGTGCACAGCGCTTAGACACACCTGTAATGCGCTCATAGTCTTGGCTTGACTTACGGCCTGTCTCTTTTGTGACAACAATCATGAAAGTCACCAATGAATCGAACATTGCACTCATAGTTTTATTGACTGAGCTTTCACACCAATCGACTGTTTGATTATCTAGAGGATGTTTCATGCTGCACCTCCAAACTCTTGCAAGCTAGCGAGATAAGCAGGATCAAGATCTGCAAATGTTGCTCTTGCTAAATCAGTTCCTAAACGTACAGTTCCCACCTCTCCATCACGGCACTTTCCGATGATGATTTCAGCAGTTCCTGCATCTTTTGAGTTCTTGTCGTAAACTTCGTCGCGGTAAATGAAAAGAATCACGTCCGCATCCTGCTCCAATTGCCCAGATTCACGAAGATCGGCATTAACTGGACGTTTGTTAGGTCTGTTCTCTAAGTTGCGGCTAAGTTGAGATAGAGCGAATACAACGCAATCAAATTCTTTTGCGATTGCTTTCAACCCTTTTGAGATTTCACCAATTGCTCTAACTTGGTTATCAGTAACAACTGGGCTTTTCATGATTTGTAGGTAATCAACGAAAATTGCGTCTACACGGCCATACTCAGCTTTAAGCAAGCGAGCTTGACGACGGACATCAGAGAGTGATGCATTAGCCGTGTCATCAATTCCGAATTTGGCATTTTCAAGCATCTTGTTAGCCTGAACTAAACGCCCCCAGTCATCATCCTCAAGAAACTTAGACTTGATATTGCGAAGCTTGATTTGTCCGACACCTGAAACAATACGGTCCCTGATTTCTTCCTCAGTCATCTCAAGTGAATGGAACTGAACAACAAGGTCTTGGTTGATTGCCATATCACTCATAATGTTTTGAGCGAATGTTGTTTTGCCCATTGATGGACGGGCACCAATCAGAACAAAGTTGCCACGACGTAGAGCACCGATTTTGTTGTCTAGTGCAATGAATCCTGTTCTTAAGCCCGTTTCAACAAATGTGCCGTTCTTACGAGCTATATCGGCTTCATTAAGTTCAACGTAGAGACGTGCTACAAACTCATTCACATAGGTAAGTGATTTCTTCTCAGAGTTGTCACCGATTTCAGCAATCATGTTCTGAGTTTTATTGAGCATCTCATCTAGGTTTGTGGTGAAGTCCTTTGCCATACCCTGCATAAGCACAGAGATGTCTACGAACTTACGACGAACCATTAAACGGTGAAGCTTCTCGATGTGTTGTTCCAGTGTTGAAATAAGCGTAGGCGCTTCTGCATTCAGCGTAAGCATGTACTGCTCATCAATGTGGTGAAGATTCAATGGGTTTTTCTTGATTTCGTCCCATACAAGAATGAAATCAATTTGTTCACCACGATCGTGGATTGCTTTAATCGCATCAAAAATAATCTGATGCTTTCCTGAGAAGTAATCACGGTTTAGGCGTTGAACATATTGATCTACACCATCAGCAAGAGATAACAAAGAAACTAATACACCTTGCTCTGTAGGGACTGAATGTAAGTAATCCATTATTTAGCCCCCTTGTATTCTTTGCGAAGTAAAACTGGGGCATTGCGTGGAGCTGTTTCTTGTTGCTCAACAACTGGATTTTCTAATTGCTCAAGCTCTGCATTTGTCTCTTGCCAGTTCCAAGCAGCTTTGAAAGATTCCCAACCACGAACAACGATAATTTGGAATACACGCTCATTGCTTAGCTTTGCTTCCTGAGCTTGTTTGAAAACAAGTTGTAAAGCACGTTGAGTTACTGGTTTTTTCTTCTTGTTACGAAGATCAAGATATTCAGTTGCTGTTTGTTCAGAAACACCGTTTTTCAACAAGAAATCTTTTGCTTTGAATTTTTGTGTTTTTGGTGCTGATTCAGCACAAATAATATCTGTAGTATTCTCTGTGTATTCTCTGTATGTATTCTCTGTATTAGATGGGCGGATTTGTGCATTCAGTGTGGCGCTTTCGTGCATACAGTCTGGCGCATTTGTGCATTCAGTATGGCTGTTTTGTGCATTCAGTATGGCGGAATTGTGCATACTATTAATATCAATGCTTTCAGAGTATTCGATCAAAGCTTGATATAAGTTTTCACGCTCTACACGGTAGTAAACACGACGAGGCACACCCATCTTTTTTTCAGAGATGAATTTAAGTGATTTAAGTGTTGCTCTAGCCGTATCTTGCTCACGACGAGTAAGACCAGTTTCTTGAGTCCACTCATGATGTGTTTTGAAGATCCAACCTTCACTGTCTTTAGTGCGAGAAGTCCAGTAGACCAATTGAGAGAGCATTAATGCCCCATTGATCCCACATCCTAAAAATACATAGTGCTTGTTGAATGCTATTGGCTGTTCGTTCATAGCTTCAATCAACTTAATAATTGGAATTGATGCACCCATCAAACACCTCTCAATACAAATGCAGCTAAATCAGCTTTCGCTTTAGCCAATGCCATAGAGTTTTCGAGAGTTCGATTAAGCACATAAGCCTCAACCGCTTTTTGAAACAAACTAATCTTCCGATTTAGTTCAATGTCTGCTAATATTGAATAGTTCATTTGGTTCTTCTCCGATTGAACACTAAGCCTGATCCACGAAATCAGGCTTTTTCTTTGTAACCAAGCTCAAAACACATTCCGAAATCTTCAATGTCATCTTGAAAAAGATCGTCAATTGTTTGTTTGCTTTCCATCCACGCTTTTGACATCACAAAAAGCGCATTTAGTTTTTCCTCGCTAATCATTCGATATTTCTTGAGTACAGTTTTGAATCCAAGAACATCCAATAGCACTAAACAGTTCTCAAGCTCAGTCAAGCCATTGGATTTTCTATCATTTTTCATTCGTGATAATGTGCTTGGATCAATCCCCAACTGTTCAGCAACCTGACTTTGATTGCTTGATGCAAGGGCTTGCAAAACTCTAGAAACTTCATTTCTAGCCCTTGCACTCAATTCGGTTGATACTTTGCTCATGGTTTAGTTCCTAAGCGGTTGCAGTAGTTCGTTTAATTGGCTCTTTGCCACTTGCTAAGTCTCTGATTTGGTATTCACGTGCTAATGGGATTTTTGACTCGTCCCACTGACTGATTGCATTGTGAGATATCCCTAACTTCGCTGCTAACTGTGTAACAGTGCAGTTAAGCAGGGTTAAAGCTTCTGACTTAGTCATCTAACTTACCCATAAAGTAATTTAACTTACCTTATTAAACTACATAAAACTTACCAAGTCAATTGGTAAGATAACTTACGTTCTGCTGGTGGAATTAAAATGGAAACGCTTGGTATTCGCTTGAAAAATCTGCGTAAACAGAAAAAACTTACACAACAAGCTTTAGCTGATCTTGTTGGTGTGTCTAAAACTTCTGTTATTTACTGGGAAAAAGACGAAAACGTACCTAAGCATGAAAGCTTATTGGCATTAGCCAAAGCCTTGGGTAGCTCTACAGAGTACCTCTTGAAAGGTAAAGAGCCTAAAAATCTTACTAATTTTAATATTCAAGACTTTATTAATAAGCATGGACTAACTACTAAAGAAGAAGCTTCATTTGACACAGACAGTATCATTGAACCTGATGTTGTCGAGTTTGATGAGGTCAACGGTTATATATGGATTGATGTTGTGGAAGCTAACTTTTCGTGTGGTACTGGGGAATCAATTGAATTCCATTTTGATGTAATTAATGAAAAATATCCGTTCCCTCCTTCGTTCTTTCAAAGAAAGATGGTGAACCCTAAATGCTTAAGGCTCATTAAAGCTAAAGGCGACAGTATGGCTGATTACATTCATGATCAGGACCTTGTGGGTATCGACTTATCTCAAACCGAAATCATAGATGGTGAGATTTATGCAATTTACTTTGCAGGTGAAGGAATGATTAAGCAGATTTTCAAAGAAGCTGATGGTTCTTTAGTTCTGCACAGCTTTAACGAAAAGTACCGAGATAGAATTGTTACTGAACAAAATGGATTGAATTTTAAGGTTATGGGGCGCCAGGTGTGGCGCGCAGGCTAAAATTAGCTAATTTTCATTACCCGCCATGTGCGGGTTTTCTTTTATCTATCAAATAAAAGGTAAGTTAACAAAAATAAAAAGTAATTTTAATTACCATTTCTCTTGACCATTTTGGTAAGTTACCTTACTATTATCTCATCGACAAACAAAAACCGCCATAGGGTTCGAAGACTAGGCGGTTTGCATCAAATGCGGAGATAAGTATGAATCAAAGAATTGAAAAGTACAAGTTTAGCCAAGCCTTTCGAGATGGCTCGAAAGCATTCGTAGCTTTCTGGATTATCACCTTCATTGCATTTGCATTCCTAAAAGGCTGTGCCGACGAGCAATACGCCAACGAACTCAAAGCAAAGCAGAACATGTATGTGCGTGTGCAAGTGGAAGGAGCTAACTAATGGATACAAAATCAGTTGCAACCGTTTCAGTTGTGGTAATTGAAGCCCTAATGATGCTTGTTGAACATGAAGGCATAGAGCTTCCAAGCATCTCATTGAAGCTTAAATCTGAAGATGGTTCAAGAATTAGTTATGAAGTTGATTTCTCACACTTAGTTGAACAAACCCTTAAAGGACTTAAAGAGCTTAGTGAGGGTGAGCAAGACAAGGAGCCCTCTCATGGATAACTACAAAAAGAAAAATGAATTTATAGCGACAAATCCTTGTAAACCAATTGATTACTCTACTTTGGTTATGGGTGGTAAAGATACCTTTATAAAACCACAAGACCCCGCCTTGATTAGCGGTGCGGAGGCGTTGCGAGCTTTGGCGGATGGTAAGGGTGTTGATGTTCATGAATCTACTTATAAGAACGGAGTATGGTTCAACTTAAAAGACACAAAGTTTACACCTGCTGAAATTCTAGCGGAGAAAGTAAGAGACAAGCCTTACAAGCTATCTTTCCGTCTCAAACCCCAAACCATCAAGGTTGAACTTGAAATCCCTGCTCCATACAAAGCAAAGATTGGCGGTCGCGATGATACTTCATTCGTTTTGAACGTTGGCAGACATCAATATTGCTACCAAAACGAAGAAGACTACACCAAAGCTCGTGACGCTTTAGAGGCAGTATTTGACGCAGCATTGAGAGGTACTAACTAATGAATATGTTAGCCAATATCTCGTTTGATGCTGCTGAATCAAAGCTTTTGAAGGACTTAAGCAAACACCCTGAGCTTCTAGCTGGCGCAGTTGAATATGCCTTCCAACGTGGTGACATCGACTCTAAAGAATACCGTAACTGGCAAAGCAAGATTGCAGAAATGGAGCGTCTACACACTGCAAACCTTTTAGCGACTATTAAAGCGTGAGGTGTGTATGGGCTTTTTCTTCAATACAGAATTTCTTGAACAATTTGGTTTCAGTGTTGGTGAAGAAGATGAAGCAACTCACTACAGCACTTTTGGTGGCAGCGATTGGAAATTGAAAGCTAATAAAGACCAGATGTTCTACTGGGATGCCCTTTCAAAATCTTGGAAAAGATGGGCATTAACTCTAGAGCACTGCACACCTATCGGTGAAAAAGAACCAAATTACAAATGCGGACCAGTTAATCAAGTCGTAGTTAAGAAAGATGAAACGACTCACGAATTGTCTCCGATTTATTCAGATTCTAAATATAAAGGTGATTAAAGATGAACATGCAAAGTAAAGAACAGTTCTCTTTCACTAAAGCTGAACGTAAAAAAGCAAAGCTTAAGCTAAATCTTAATGGCGCCAGTGGTTCGGGTAAAACCTACTCTGCCCTTGTGTTGGCTTCAAGTCTTGGCAAAAAGATTGCGGTTATTGATACAGAAAATGAATCTGCATCTTTATATGCAAATGAATTTAACTTTGACACATTGCCATTAAAACCGCCCTATAGCCCTGAACGCTTTGCTGGCGCGATCCATGCAGCACATAACATGGGCTATGAAGTTCTTATCATTGATAGTGCTAGTCATGAATGGATTGGAACTGGTGGATGTTTGGAAATCAACGATGAAGCAGCTAAACGTTTTAAAGGTAACACTTGGTCAGCTTGGTCAGAAACCACACCACGTCACCGCAAATTTATTGACGCGATTCTTCAAACAGATATGCACATTATCACTACAACTCGTGCAAAAACTGAGACTGTACAAGGTGAAAAGGGAAAAGTTATCAAACTTGGCATGAAAGCTGAGCAGCGTGAGGGCTATGAGTATGAGCTTACCGTTTCACTCGATATGTTGCATGAAAATAAATTTGCAATCCCCACAAAAGACCGAACCAAACTGTTTAATCCAACAGGCGAAGTAATCACAAAGGAAACAGGCGAGAAACTTATTGCTTGGCTTAACGATGGTCGCAGCCAAGAAGAAGCGCTTCAAGCTGCTTTTGATGAGGCTATCAAGCGCATCAATGCAACTACTGATGTTGCTGAACTTGGGATTATCTATTCACAGTTTAAAGGCACAGATTGTGAAGCGGAAATTGTTAGCGCTTGTGGTAGCCGCAAGCAATCTTTAATTGGCACACAAGGCAATGCTTGAGGGTGGCAGCATGACAGATTTGAATAAGGAAAGAGAGGCTTTTCTGAATACCTTCCAATATTACAAAGGAAGAAGAGACATTATTTTTAGTCATGAGCATGAACTGTTTATGACTAGATCAAACAATCCTTCTGAAATTGCTCAGAAAGAAATAAGCAACATGAATAGCCGTTGGGATGCTTGGCTTAGATGTGCAAAGCATCGTGATGCAGAGCTAGAAAAAGCCAAAGCTCAGGCGGTGCCAGAGAAAAAGATTTACTTAACCTGTGAGCAATTATATGCAGCAGCAAACTTTGGTGCACCAAACAAAGATCCAGAACTTTTAGAAACTGAATTAACAATTGCTTGGTTTGATGAAGCTCATAGCGGCAGTGGTTACTACGTTTATATAAGTGAGTATCCAGAAGAAGGTGCAATGAAGCTGGAAAGCGAATCGGGAGCTGAAAAATGAAAATGAACGCACCAATTAAACTTGAAATGAAAGTTTATGCAGTTAATAAAGATGGGCAACAAGCAATTGTTACTATGTCACTCCCTCTTGGTCAGTACCCTACGCGTTCAACGCTTGAAAAGATATTTAAGGATGCTGAAGGCCACTTGCCAGATGATTTTCGCGTGATGAATAAATCTGAGTTTTTTAACGCATACCTTCAAGAAGAGTACGGGACAACTGAAAAATTCGCTACACCTGGTTCTCGTGAATTTACTGATGATGTTATTGAAATGGATGAATCGGGAGCTGAGGGATGAGTGAATTATATAGCAGTCAAGCTGTCAAAGATGTTCTTAATGAAAGAGAACGTCAGATCCAAACCGTAAAGTGCTTTTACATGGCCAAGGTTTAACACCCGAAGCAGCGGCACAGAATGCAATAAACAATCAATCAGAAAATTAATCACTAAAGAACATTCTTAGCAATGTTCTACAGGTGTAATCGCATTGCTGACCCTCTGTGATTACTCCTGAGAACATTGCTAAAACATAAGGCGTATAAAGATGGGAAAATATATTGTTGTAGTTGAATCAGATAAACCGCCACAAATTTTTATACATGACGATGTACCAAACATCGGTAAAGTATTAGAAATTAAAGCGGAGGAAATACCGAACCGTGTGCCGGCTTCATGGTTAATGGAACGGTATAATTTATCGAGAAAAACCATTATCGATGAATTAAGGGCTTATAATCTAGGCGGTGACGGAAAACACCTTTATAATCCTGCTACTGTCATGCCGATTTTAGATAATCTAAATAAGGCTAAAGCCCAAAGGCAAGCAAGACGTAAAAATTAA